CTCGGTGGTGTCGCCGTAGGTGCCGATGCCCGCCGCCACGGTCGCGAACAGGGCGGCGGCGAGGTCGGCGTCGGCGCCACCCAGCACGAGCGCCTCGACGGCGTGCGGCGGGATCGAGTCGACCGTCGCGTCCGTCGTGTTCTCGTAGACGGTCACTTCGAGCACGCCGTCGACCGCCGTCAGGGCCTCGCGGATCTGTTCGACCGCGCCGCCGCCCGTCGCCTGCAGGTCGGCCTCGCGGCGGATGCGCAGGTCCGCGTCGCTCTCGACGGCCCGGCCGAGGACCGCGTCGGAGAGGTTCACGACCGTCGACCAGCCCGACACGGCCGTCTCGATCGTCGCGATCGAGCGCGCCGCGCCGACCACGGGGCCGGTGTTCACGGCCTCGGCCTCGACGTCGCAGACGCCCGTGCCCTCGCCCACGTAGGCCCACGTTACGGTGCCGTCGGTGATCGCGGTCGAGGTCGAGGTCGGGCCGCCGGACCCGGCGGACGTGCCCGCCGTCGTGCACTCGTAGATGCGGCTCGCGTGCGTCACGCGGTCGCCGACGACGTAGGCGGTGAGCGTCGCCCAGGCATCGGCCGCGACGATGACGGCCGCGGCGAGCGTCTCGAACCGCTCGAGCGTGGTCGCGACGGACGCTTGCCGCCCCGCCGAGAGGGTCGTGCCCGGGGTGCCGGTGGCCGTGAGCGTCACGGACGAACGGGTCGCGGCGAGCCGCAACGTGCCGGTGACGGCCGCGAGGGCGTCGAGCGCCGCGCCGGTCGCCGCGTCCGGCACGAAGGCGTTGTAGACGCCCTGCGCGGCGTCCCACACCTCGGAGACGCGCTCCGCGATGATTCCGGCGAGCTGGCCGAAGACGCTGGACGCCGACAGGTCGATCGACTCGCCGAATCGCGAGCGAAGATCCGCCTGCACGTCCGCGAGGACCTGCTCGTAGGGCTTGGGCACGAAGCCCGTGGAGGTCAGGCCGTAGGCCATGTCACGTCACCTCGGGCGTCGGCGTGAACGAGTCGGCGAACGTGACGAGTTCGCCCGTGTCGCTCGTCGCCGAGAACGAGACCGAGAGCACGCGCGTCCCGGCGTCGAAGGTCATGGAGAAGGAGACGATCTCGGCGATGCCGGGCGTGTCCTGAATGGCCTTGCGGATCGCGGCGCGCACCGTCACGAAGTTCGGGTTTTTCACGAGGATGGACTGGAACCACGGCACGCCGACGGACAGGTCCGCGAACCACTCGCCGAGGAAGAGTCGCAGGTTCGCGCGGGCGGCCTGCGCGATCGCCTCGCCGTCGGCGACGAGGGCGAGGTCGGCGCCGTCGAGCACGAGGTCGCCGGTCGACGCGTCGACCTTCAGGTCGCGGACGGTGCTCATGAATCCGCCTTCACGCGCGCGGAGGCGGTCGAGCCGGGCCACGCGGACAGCGCGGCGATGATCGACGCCTTGAACGTCGCCCCGCCGTCGCCCGGCGTGACGGGGGCTGCCACGATCGCGTTCTTCAGGACGTTGAGCTCCGTCGACACCTTCGACGCGAGCGCGAGCGCCTCGCCCGCCGTGTCGGTGCCGAGGCGCAGCTCCTTGCCGTCGGTGTCGACCACGACCGCTGCCGTGCTCGCCGCGCGCGCGGAGGCGAACGGCACGAGGCCGGGGATCGCGAAGGCGTCGGAGAGCGCGAAGCGGCGGGGGTCCTCCGGGTCGACCTCACCGCCGAACTGCAGCCACCGCTCGAGGCTCGCCTCCGAGAACACGAGGAGGACCGTATCCCCGACCTGCACGGGCCACGTCAGGCGCACCGCCCCGGAGCCCGGAAACAGAATCGGGACGTTCGGCACGACCGGCAGCGGCGCGTACGTCGTCTCGCCGTTCTCGCCGACCTGCGGGGCGCGGATGAGCGGGGCGGCGTCCACGAGGCACTTCGAGGCGTCGTAGCGCGTGACCTTGCCGGGGATGGCCGTGTGCACGTCCCCGAGCCGCGCGTCGAGCGCAGCGCGCATGACCTCGGCGAGGGTGGGCGTACGCGACACGTCAGGCTCCGAGAGGCGTGGCCTCGACCGTGGTGTACCACTCGCCGCCAGCGGTGTCCCCGGCGTGCTCGACCCGGCCCGCCACGTAGCCGCCGCGCGCCCCTTCGGCCACGAGCGCGAACGTCCGGCCCGGCACGATCTCGGGCTGCAGGAGCATCTTGACCTTCAGGACGGCGGGCTGCCCGGCCTCGGTCGGCGACCCGTGCTCCGGCGAGCCGACGAGGCCGGTGGTCTCCGACACCTCGATCGAGCCGCCGGGGATCGACTCCTGTGGCCCGAGCACCTGCAGTCGGCCGTCCTGGATCGACCACGTAAGGCCGAGGCCGTCGAGCAGGCGCGAGAGCTCGCCCTGCACCGTGCCGTGTGCGGCGTAGCCCTGCGTGAACGTGCGGGCGGCACGGCGCACGCGCGCGATGGCGTTGCCACCGTCGACCCCGAGCAGGTCGACGAGCCGCTGGGCGATCGAGGCCGCGTCCGTCCCGCCCGAGAACGACTCGCCGACCCGGGCGTACCGGAACGCCCGCTCGCCGTCGCCCGCTTGGAACTTCGTGACCCACGCCGCGCCATCGCGCACGTGGTCGACCGTGCGGACGTCACCGATGAACACCTGTCGCTGGATGTCCTTGTAGCCCGCGACCACCACGAGCTTCGACCCCTTCGCCTGCACGCGCGCGCGGGTGTCGGCCGACAGGTTCCACACCGACACCTCGGCGGTGTTCGGCTCCTTCGATCCGGTCTTGACGATCTTCAGCTGCACGCGCAGGCCGTCGATCTCGACGGCGTCGGGCTCGAGCACGTTGAACGACGCCGACGGCTTCCCGACGATGACCCGGCACCGGCGATCGAACAGCAGCGGCGCCACGGGCTACTCCGGCGGCGCGAGCGGCAGCTCGGCCTCGGTGAAGTAGACGAGCTGCACGCGCCGCTCGGGCCCGAGGTCGGCGAGCCCGGGATCGGTCTGGGTGTTCGCGGTGTCGACGGCGAACAGCGCGCCCGGCGGCATGCGGGGGTCGTGCATGGCCCGGCGCATCAGCGGGAAGTCGACCACGACCGCAACGCCGGAGACGATCGGGTCACCGTCCGCGTCGGCGACGTCGAACGTCCACTGAGAATCACGGGAATTCCAGCGAAAATCGAAGCGATAGAGCGTCCCGTCGAGCTGGGTGTCGACCTGGAACGAGGGCGTGTCCGACGGCAGCTGCAGGGTGACGGCCACGGCCTACTCCTCGATCCCGAAGAACTGCCCGACCGCACGCCGAGCATTCGTGACGGCAGCCGATTCCGCCGCGCGCCGGAGGATGGACTTGTTCTGGACCTCGGGCGTCGCCGTCGCCGTCGGCTTCGTGCCGGACTTCACCTTCGGCTTCGTCGCCGGGGTCGCCGTCAGGAGCGGCACCCGGCGCACGCTCACCTGCCGGACCTGCCGGAACGTGGCGGTGAAGCGCAGGGCGTCGCCGGTGCGCACGTCCTCCGGCACCGACAGGGACGTGAGCGCCATGTCCTCATACGTCCGGCGCTTCGTGTCGATCACGACGAGGCGCGGGTTCGTCCGCAGCGCGAGCAGGAACGCGAGGGCGGCGTCCGCGTACCCGGGCGCGTTCGCGGGGCCGTCGAGCGCCCCGCCGAGGACGGCGTTCGCCCGGGAGACCTGCACGGCGTTGAGCGGCGTGTCCGACACGACTCCGTCGATCCGCACGACCACGGGCTTCGGGCGGATATGGTCGACCACCGCCGCGCCGCGTTCGACCGGGTGCTCGGACACCTCGGAATCGAACGTGGCGAGCTCCGTCACGGCCGCGTCGACCGCGAGCGTGTCGATCATCGTGGGCGCCGTCGCAAAGGCGTTCAGGACCTCGGCCATCACCCGCCCCCGACGGCGGCGTAGGTCTGCCGCATCTGCGCCGCGTGCCACTGGTCAAGGGCGTCGCGCACCTGCCCGGCGATCGCCTGCGGGTCCTGCCCCGGAGCGCCGTTCACGACGAACGAGGCGTTGAACTGCTGCCCGCCGATGGTCGTGCGGGACGGCGACGCCGCCGCGCTCGCCGCAGGGGATGCCGCCGCGCCGAAGCGCAGGGCCGGGTCGGTGGAAACGTGCGCGCCGTCGGGACCGACGGTCGGCACGCCGTCCGACTGCGCGTTGCTGCCGAAGAACTTGCGGATCGCGTTGAACGGCACGGCGACCGTGTCGGCGATCCACTGCCCGAGCCCCTTCACCTTCTCCATTGTCCAGTCGAAGAAGGCGACGAACTGATCCTTCCACCAGTCGATCGCGGTCGTGAACACGCCGGAGAGCGCGTCGCCCAGCCGCTTCAGCGTCGGCATGATGATGCCTTCGCCGCCGATGAAGCTCGTCCACAGGTCTTCGACGATCAGGATGATCGAGCCGATGATCGCCGCGATCGCAAGGAACGGCACCGCCGCCGCGACCCACGCCGCGATCGTGGCGTACGCCGCCGAGGCGGCGGCTGCTGCGAGAGCGCCGAACCCGCCCGTCGCCGCCGCAAGGCCCGCGAGCAGGCTCACGAGGTAGGAGCCCGCGAACGAGGCGAACACGACGCCGACCACGTCCATGTTCTTCGCGAGCACCAGGAGCGCGTCGGACACGGCCGCGAGGGCGCGCTCGAACAGGTCCAGCCCCTTCAGGATCTTGTCGAGCCACTGGACGACGAGCCGGTTTCGCAGGCCCTTGAACCGCTCGGTGAGCCGGTCGAAGCCGTCGTCGAGCTTCGCGAGGCGGCGCACGGCGACGCCGTCGATCACGAGTCCCATGTCCTGCGCTTCACGACGCAGGCGCGCGATGCCCTCCGACCCCTCGGCAAGCAGCGGCACGAGCTCGACGCCACCGCGCCCGAGCATTTCCATCGCCGCCGCCGCCCGCTCGCCGCCCGGCGGGAGCGCGGCGATCCGGTCGGCGAGGTCGGCGAGGCCCTGGTCGAGGTTCTTGACCCCCTTCCTGGCCATGAACGCGAGACCCTGCTGCAGGGACTCGAACGACGTGCCGGAGAGCTTCGCCGCGTAACCCAGCTCCTGCACGGTCTCGACGGACACGCCGAGGCGGTCGGAGGCGTCCTGCGCGTTCGCGCCGGTCTGGGCGACCTGCCGGGCAAGGACGGCGAGCCCGCCCGCCGCCACGAGGGAGGCGTTGCGCATCGCGACGAGAGCGAGCTTGCCGCGCTCGAGCAGATTGTTCGCCGTCTCGAACGACTGGTTGTCGACGTCGAGCCCGAGGCGGGCGAACAGCTCACGGACGATCATCGCTTGCCGCCTCCTTCACCCTCGCCCACACCGTCAGGGCGTCATTCGCGTCGAGCACGTCGTCGATCGAGAGCGCTTCGAGCTCGGCCACCGTGGAGCGCCCTTCGACGACGAGGCGCCACGCGGGCCACTCGTCGGTCAGGTGCTCGGGGACGGCGACGGCACGACCCCGGCCGGCACCGGCACGCTGGCGAGGCCGTCGAAAAAATCGCGGAAATTCACCTCCAACACGAAGAAGGCGAGGGTGTAGACATCGAGCGCCCGGCCCTGCATCCGGGCGTCGAACACGGGCCACAGCGGCACACGCTGGCCGGTCGGCTCGACGATCGCCGTGCAGGCGAACAGCTCCGCGAAGAAGGCGTCCTGCTCGTCGGGAGTAAGCACGTCGAACACGGCGCCGATGGCCTCGAGGACCACGGCCACGTCAAGGTCGGCGAGCTTTCGCCCCTTGCCGGACAGGGCCCCTTCGAGCACCCCGCCGAGGGCCTTGCCGAGCTTGCCGACGCGGGCGACGAGGCGCAGGGCGCGACGCGCGGGGTGCTGCTGCACCTCGTACACGACGCCGCCGATCTCCTTGGACTGCACCTTGAGGGCCATGCGCACGCTCCGAAACAGGACGGGCGCCCGAGGACCGACCCCGAGGCGCCCGTCAGGTGGGGTCAACGGCCGGGACCGTACTACGTCGCGAGCCCGCCGACGAACGCGTCGAGGCTCTCGACGTCGAAGATCCACTCGCGCGAGCCGTGCTCCTTGCCGTACTCCGCCGTCGGCACCTTGCGGATCCAGGCGCTCTGGGCCGCGAGGATCGTGGTTCCGTTCAACTCCTTGACCATGACCGCCCGGACGCCCGTGCCGGCGAGTTCGTCGCCCTGCGCGATCGCGGAGAGGAGGTCGTTCTCCGGGGCGCTCGCCAGCAGCGTCACGGTGACCGAGGCGCTC